TCTTCAGCCACGTTGTGAAGGTGAGTCATCCTTTGTCGAATGTCGACGTTGAGGTAGCTCACCGCCAAGCCTTTGTGGAGATTGCCTGGAATGACAGGGTTAACAAGAGTCACCCGTGAGTGGGTCGTGATTCATGACTTCATCCTCAGGGACTTCTCGTCCCTCCAGGACATCCAACATACGCTGAAGCAGTTGTCTGCCCTGGTGTATGAGGACGTTGAACAGATGGGCGAGAAGCCGGCTGAAAAGGGCTATGAGTTAGGTCTGTTCCTGCCGTACATCCCTAGGGAAAAACTGCACTGCGAAATAGGACCCTACTCACAAGCCCAGAAACTGTACCGGGTTCTGGCCGATCATTTATATGGCGTCTACTCTCTTGGCTCAATTTACTCACTCCAGGCGATCGAGTTCAAACGAGCGGGGCCATTTCTATTACTGTCAGTTGATACGAGGTGGAAAATTGGCCAGTGGTGATGTTGACTTCTGTGTAGTCGATGTCACTCCGCCGACCCGAGCACTCATTCGGTATCTGGATGGAAGGTTGGACGAGTTGAATTATCGTCCTGACCTCATCATCCAGAAACAAGCCGTCTGGGGGCGGCGGATGTCCAATGGTGCTAACCGCGAGAAACTCGCACGGGAACTGCGGAGCGACGAGGTTTTTAAATCCATGGCAAGCGCTGAAATAGCCGCCGATTACTTATTGGATGAGTACTACCCTGCTCTCGAGAGCATCTTCAAGTACGTCGGTCTGCATGCAGCTGCCGTACATCTTGTGCGAATAACCATTTCCGATTCACGCCAAATCCACGCCAGAGTGTTGGTGGCCTGTATCTGACGTATTCCTGGACCATTGCCATGAGCTACTACATACTGGGACATTCCCCGAAACTAGGATCGATGTTAACCACGCTGGTCTGGGACCTCGTGCGGAATGACCCTGTTCTCGGGGAGGTTCCGCGGAGACTCTCCCAGAAGACAGTAGCTTTCAAGGACTGCTGGGATTTCGTTCTCGAAAGCCTGGTCCAAGGTGAAGGTTATCTTGACAGCCTGGGTATTGACCTGGATCCACTCTGGGACAACATCGACCACGACGAGTTGAATGAGCTCCTGTCCGTTGGATTGGTGCACAAGCTCGAAATGGTCGAACACGGTTACTTCAGCGCCCTGTTAATGGAGACACCTTTAAATGCAGTTGAATTCAGATACGCTCAATAAGACGATTACCTTCGACACGTACGAAGGTGTTCGTTACAAGAACTTGCGGTTCGTGGCCATCCTGGATGCTGCCACTGTAACGGCCCTGGGCTTCGATGCTCCGGCCAAACACATGCAGAACTACCCTTACCTGCCGGCAGGGGTTTCGGACTCGTACACGGGCTACAGCTACGCCAAGCTGATCAATGCCAACAACGAGACCATCTACATGGGCGTTCCTTGGGTGAAGCCTGCCTCCATCACGGAGAATGCCAACCCTGTGCGACTGATCACCCTCAAGAACAGTGACGATGCTACTGTAGCGTCCCTGCGTTCGATGATCATTGCACACGGCATTGAAGACTTCACCATCGAAACTCTGTGACATAAAGCCCACCTGCCTAACGGCGGGTGGGTTTGTGCTCTTTCTTTTTTTACTAGGGCTACTTACGTAATGTAGAGCAATGTACCCTGGAGCAATAGATGAACCCATTTCTTCTTCCCCTCGACGAATATAACCGTAACCTGGATGTCCGTCAGGGCTACATCGAACAAACTGCCAAGTACATCTCGTTGCAATTAAAGAAGCCCCTGGCCGAGTGTCTCGATTACGTTAAGAAAGAGACCCGCCGTGGCGGTAAGTTTGAATTCAAAGATCCTGAAATGCTGCAATTGGTCCGTAAAGGGCCAGGTCACCGTGAACCGGAAGAGACCACCTTCCTGGGCTACGTGAACGAGGTGATCGATACCAACCGTATCCTGTCCCCGTCCATGGTGATCTACGAGCGCCCTGAAGTTGAGAAGTCCGTAACCGCCGAATGGCAGGACGACAACATCGCCGCTCGTAAGCGCTCCAAGAAGCGCATGTTCGTCTTGAAGCAAGAAGGCGACATCCTGGGTAGTCAACTGGCCGACTATGACCAGAACGCCCGTAAGATCCGCATCAACTCCGTGTCCGGTATGCGTGGCTTTGAGGGTAACCCTCTGTTCATCGCCACCGGCCACTCTAGCCTGACATCCCTGTGCCGTGCAGCGGCTGGTTACGGTAACGCTACTGTAGAGCGTTTCCTGGCCGGTTCCCGTCACTACCACTCGCCAGAGATCGCCAAGGCCAACATCGTGGCAGTCTGCACCATCGAGAAACGTGCAGCGTTTGCTGACGTGATCGAGAAGTACGGGATCAACTACCCAACGGTGGATCAGGTTTGCAAGATGATCTCCCGTTCGACTGACCTCTACTGGAATGATACCACTGAGGATGCCATCATCCGTGGCGCGGTAGAAGGCATGACCGATCTGGAACGTGCGATCTTCTGCTACTCCGGCGACATGTACCACCTGGCACAGTACAACGATAAAGTCATCCGTGACATGCTGACCACTCTGATTGCGATCGACATCAGCGATGTTCCTGACGTTGTAACTGACGACGTGATCAAAGGCATGGATCCTACCGACCTGGCCTATGTGAACGCCCTGTGCGCTACAGTGCTGCGTGGGTCGACTTACGACCGGGTTAAGGCAAACGATCCAGCGGGTTGGCAAACGATCGGTAAGGTGGCGTGGAAGGTCCAGCAGGGCCTGAATCACTACGCCGACTTCATCACCATGTTCTTTGCGACTTCCCACCTCCCACCAACCGTAGCCTCGTTGAAATCCATTCAGCGCCGGGTATGTTTGGCAGCGGATACCGACTCCTCCATCTTTACCTGCGAAGGTTGGGTTGAATGGTACTCGGGTAACCTGATGCGTGGTGAGGAACAGGACCGTATCTGGTACCTGGCTACTTACATGGTCTGCCAGTGTATTGCCCACTCGTTGGCCAAGCTGTCCACCAACATTGGCGTGGAGAAGTCACAGACCTTCCGTCTGGCGATGAAGAACGAGTACGCGTTCCCTCAGTTCGCATTGACGAATCTGGCGAAGCACTACTACTCGACCATGTCCATGCGGGAAGGTAACGTCTATAAAGAGCTGGAGATGGAAACCAAGGGCGTGGAGCTGCGTGGCTCGACTTCGCAGAAGCACATCCTGAAAGCCACCGCTGACTTGATGGAATCGACCCTCCATGCGGTGAACGAAGGCAAGAAGCTGAATGCTGGCGACACACTGAAGCTGGTGGCGAACTCTGAGCTGGAATGCGTCCGGTCTATCCTGCGGGGTGAGTACACCTTCTTGAAGTCTGACAACATCAAGCCAGACAGCAAGAAGATGCCTTACCATGAACTGTGGCAAGACGTGTTCGGTCCGAAGTACGGCAAGATGACTGAGCCTCCGTACGCCTGTGTGAAGCTGTCCCTCGATCTGGGTAACCAAACAGCCCTCAAGGCTTGGCTGGCTGATCTGGAAGACCGGGAGTTCGCTGAGCGCATGACGCTGTGGTGTGCCCGTTACAACCGTAAAGACCTGAACACCATCCTGTTGCCAACTCAGGCTATCCGTAGCTGCGGCCTGCCGGTTGAAATCCAACAGGCTGCCAACATCCGCAAACTGGCCTACCAGATCAACTCCGGCTTCTACCGAATCCTGGAATCCATGGGCCTGTTCATTGTGGATCGGAACAACCTGCGTCTGGTGTACGACTTCCTGGGATTGGAACCATGACAGATGACGACCAGTCCTATACGGACTACATGAAGGCAGTGGGCGAGCTCCCTATGTCTGGGGCGATACAGCGTACAAGCCTATTGAAGAGGATGCTGCCAAGCGACCTAAACATCTTCAAGTGTAAGTGTAGTGTCTGCAACAACCCACCCGAGTTCGAAACCTTCTGTGAGGTAAAAGACTGGAAGGTGGTAGAGGGTGTTCGGCAGGTCAAATGTAAAGGTATTCTTCCTTCCCTTGGTTTTGGTGAGGCTTGGATGGAGCGGCAGTTGGCTAATCTGGCTGGCGGTCCTCCTGACAAGTCGCTGTACTACGGAACCTGGCCTAATCCTGATCCATTGTCGTTCGGTTCCGTAGAGTACACACCGGAGCTGACGTCGTTCTTCGACATCTTGAAGAATGGGGTGCGGATTAAAGATAGGCCTAAGGTTACTTGTCGTGGAGCAACAAGCTTCCCAGAGTACGCCTGCGGTATCCCTATTGAGGAACTGATGCCGGTGGATTTCGCTACCATCACCGATCACCACACCGGACTTACTCAGGCGTTAGCAGACATAAGGCAAGAGAG